CTGCTGTACCTGGACTAGCTCAGTCGCCTTCGTCTGCCGTGCCGGGAGGGCGCCCTGCGCCGTATCTGGGAGCGCCGTCGCGACCTGGAACTGCCCGGATTTCTGGCGCTGCATCTCGATCGCGAACTGCGGCATCGCACCATCATCGACACGTTCGAGGAACTTGTCGTTGGGCTGCGTCCCGTCCTTCAACTTCCCGGTGTAGCCCTGCGGGATGCCGTCGTCGACTTCTTCCGGGTTCTCTAGGAGGTCCGGACGCATCTGACGAATGCCCCAGACCTCGGCGATGGCGCCGTCCAGCATCAAGTTGTCCAGCTCGTTCATCGCACGGGCGACAGGAACGGCGTGATCGGCGATAGCTTTGTGGACGGTCGAGAGCGGGACGCTCAGAATCTTCCCGGTGACGAAGATGCGCCGACCATGCCACATCGGGTTACGCATTGGCTCGCGAAGGAACTGCCGGTCTGTCGTCACGGTGCAGAGACTGTTCGGTGGGAGGAGCCGCTTGCCGTCGCGGAGGTCTACGATGTCACCCCAGCACTCACGGATGCGTGGGTTGAAAAAGGCGTTGTCACCAGGGTCGTCCTGGTCGTTGCGACGACGCCGCTCGAAATCAGGCATGTGCCCCTGAGAGTCGCCGCCGTTTCCTCGGCTGTTCACCAGAGAGTCGATGACCTTCACGTCGTAATCCGGGTTGTCCCGGAGCTGCGTCAGCGTCGTCGACTTCTCGTGGATGTCGAAGAGGTTGTGGCCGCTCGGGTCAGGAAAGTAGTCCTCCCACGGGATGAGGTCGATGGCGATGCGAAGCGTCGGCGTCTCGACTTGCTGGACGGTCGTATCAAGCCCTGAGTAATCCGATTCGTAGGTCCCGAGGCGCTGCCCGTCCTCCAGCATATACTGGAAGCGATCACAGAGGACGGCGTAGACTTTGGCGCAGGCGACGGCTTCGAGCGCGATGAGCTTCGCGGCATCGTTCATGACGAGCGCGAAATTACGCGCCGTATCGCAGTAATCCCCAGGCTGGTAGAGCCGGTTCAAGTAGTACAGCGTCAGCTTGCGGAGCGTCACCGGATCGAATGCCGCAGGTCCGATCCCGACGTTCATGACGTCGAACCAGTCCTCGGTGTCGGCGAAGGGTTGCGCGATGAAGTTGGCGATCCGTTCGATCGCCATCGGGAAGTCGGGCATGAAGTCCTTGGACTGGTGCTTCATCTTGTGGGACCAGTCTTGGCGCCCGTGAAAGAAATCCCAGTTCTCGCGGTTCTTCCCGCCCCGCGACCAGCGGGCGTTGTGCGCGATCCGTCGGTAGCGGTCGATCGCGTCCATGATCTCGTTCGTGCTGTTGAGGTTCCCCTGGTGATCGTACGACAGCAGGGGACTTTTCATCTTGTCCATCAGGCTCCTCCGAAGGCGTAGCCCGGCTGCTTGATGCGCCGCGCTGATTGCCCCTGCCGTCGGCTCGCAGCGATCCGCGAAGCCGGCTCTCGGTAGGAAGCCATATATCGGAATCCGTCGGTCCAAGAGGTCCGGCGGAAATACGGGTCTTTCTTGTTTGTCGTCTTCTTGATCTTCCCGTCCTTCGAGCGAAGGACCTGCTCGAAGTCGGCGATCGTCTCGGTCATATAAGAGGGGACCTCGACGCGGGACCGCCCGTCCGGTCCACGGAGGAGGACGTTGACGGCATTGATCGAGTCTTGGATGTTCGGGTTCGCCTCAGGGACGAACATCTTCACACCAAGATTGGAGCCTCTGAGCCCCTCGAAGAGCAGGGCGTAGTTGGTGCGCCCGGTCTGCCCCCGGTTCTTCCCGGTCGCGTCGCCGTAGAGCCAGACCTCGGCACCATGGGCAGGGAACACCCGGCGGAACTCCTCGGCCATCTGCGTTGGGCCGGCGTCCGTCTCTATCGTAATCTCAGCCATCCCGCGATAGATCGGGATGCCTCGCTCGTTCTGGAGCTGCCAGACGGTGCTGCCCATCGGCTCGACGTTGAAGTCGATGCACCAGAGGAGGGGGAGTCGGAAATCCAGGTGATTCTTCCGGTGGAGGACCGGATTGACATGGATGCCCCTCGTGAAGCCTGGGTAGGCGCGCACGCCACCGGGCATCCTCAGCAGCTCGCCATTGAGGCGGATGCGCCGCTCGATCGAGCCTTCAGGGAAGAGGGACTCTAGCCGCTCGATCTCCCCCCTTGGGATATGGGGGTTGTCGTAGATCGAGGCCGTGAAGACGTCGAGGCGGTCTCGCCCCTCTCCGCGAAGCCAGGGCTCGAACTTCTTTTCGTAGAGCCAGGAGATATTCTCGACCGTCTGCCCTTCCTCCGGGAGCAGAGTAGCGCCGCCTCGAATCCAGAGTTTCCGCCCAGCCTCGATGCGGATCGAGCACTCGTTGTAGACGCTCTCGGTCGGCGGCTCGTCGAAGATGACGGCGTCCTTCCCGGTGCCGTAGAAGGACTGCTGCCCTTGGTCGCAGGATTTGTAGCCGCAGATCGAACCGTTCTTAAGGCGGAGGACGTTGTTCGTCGCGTTCCAGCCGTTCAGCTTAATCTCATGCGGAGGGATGAAGGGACGGTGGGCACCAGGGGGGACGTAGCCGTTGTCGAACATCTTCGGCTGCATGATGTCCCGCGACATAGGGAAGGTCGGGGAGACGACCCAGATCGAGACGGCTTTGTCGTAGATGACGATCCCTTCGCCGCAGTAGCTGGCCTTCGGGTTCGGGTTCCCGCAGCGGAGGAAGGAGCTAGCCCAGGCCCCCTCGGCGTCTGACTTCCCGATGCGGTTCGCCCCGGTGTACCAGGCTTCGTCCTTGACGGATTCTAAGAAGCCGACCTGCCCCCCGCCCCGCGAGGTAAAGGGAGTAAAGGCGGTCAGCGGGTCCTCGGCGCGGCGCTGATTATACAGCTCGGCCGCCTGGACGGCGTAGAGAAGCTCCTGGCGGGTCACGCCGGTTGGATGACTTTCTTGAGGAGGTTCGCCAGCTCGGAGTCCGAGAGGCTTGCCAGGTCAGGGCGGCTGTCCGCGCCTCCGGCGACGAAGCTACGGAGGCGGGTCGCGTCATCCGTGATCTTCGTAAAAGCCATCGCGACTTTGGCGTATCGCTCCAGCCAATCGACGAGGCGCTCGGTCTGCATCACCAGGTCGACGGTAGCCAGGTCTGGCTGCGCCAAGAGGGCTTCGAACCTCCGGCGGACCTCTTCGAGGTGGGGCTCGATCGTACCCCGGATGCGTTCGACGTCCGCTATGACCTTCGAGAGGCGGTCACGCGCGGCGGCGATTGCTGGGTCTAGGGCGGTAGCGTCGAAGCCGGCGTCTACCGACTTAGGGTCAGCCATGTCCACAGCATACCATAGGAGGGCCGCTGTGTAAAGAGGGGGTTATCCTTTGCGGCCCCAACCCAAAGCCTGCCGTAGTCTATGGCAGTTGGAGCACACTACATCACACTTCTGTAGTTCGGCCATCCGTTCCGGCCACCTGAGAGTGTTCGGGTCTTGCCCGCTCAAAGGGTCTCGGTGATCGAAATCCATACAAACCGCCGGGTACTTCTTCCCGCAGTCTAAGCACGGAGCCGACTTCAACCAGAGTTTCAACTCTGCCCAAGGCACGCCATAGAAGGAGGGCCTGCCTATACGCCCTGGAGATTTAGGCGGCCGAGCCGCTATGCAGGCGGCACAGGGTCGCGCCTCTCCGATATGGTGATTTTTCCTTGGTCTGCCCCCCGCTCCGATTCTCATACCCTTATCTTACCACAGGAAGGGTAATAAGTCAAGTTCTTTTCCTGAATTTCTCTTCCGCCGCAGGTACCTATAGCCTAGGCACACACAGGTGCAAAGCACTGTCCGGGGGTTGGCCGCCGTGTCTGTTGCTGTGCTTCTTGCTGTGCGGTAGCGCATAGATACCCCATACACTATGCGGACTTACACAGCATCCGCTCTAGTGAGAAGCGGCGTTCTCGCTAGCGCACCTCACTACACAGCGTCTCGCGCGCGTGATAGCATGGCGACCGACAAAGCAAAACGACTAGCATTTGCGGGTGTCGCACGGCCGCCGCTTCTGGCGACTGCGTAACACTCGCCCATGTGTCAGCCTACGTACTTGCTAGCTTTCTTCTGGCACCGCGCTTGCTTCTTACTCTGGTAGCGCTTGAGTGAATGTCTGGCGCCGAGTGAGCGAGCCCTTCGGGCTGCTCTAGTCTCGGTGGAACGATCCGGGCTAAGGCTCAAGATAGGCCGGGATTCCCGCGCCTAGCCGGTCGCACTCGATAGCCGGCGAATCTCGCAGAGAAAGCAGGCAAGGCGTTACAAAGCTCCGGCGCGCTGGCGCACCTTTGGAGACTAGGCTAAGCCGGCATCCTGTCAACCTGCAAACGGCGCGCAGGCCCGGCTAGTCGAAAGGCTAGTCGGGCCTGAGCGTTGCCGCTACGCGCACGTTGTCGTGAGCGAACCTAGGCGCAACAACGTCACGTTGCGCGTAGCGGGAGCGTTTAGCTCCGGAAAGCAGGTGGATGGAAATGCGGTATATGACATCGGCACGCGCCAAGGTTGGAGCCCTGCTGCTGGATGTAATCCAGCCCGACTGGTTCAACAAGATCGACCTCGACAGGTTGAATCTCAGGGACGCATCGGCATGCGTTCTCGGTCAGCTGTTCGGCGAGTACAAAGCAGGCGCAGAACGTCTGTTCGCGATCGTCAAGCCCACAGAGATTTCGCTCCGCTACATCGACGGAGAAGTCTGGTACGCTGGCCAGGCCGAGCGCGCCGGCTTCTACGTCTCGATCAACACCCTGGTGGGCCACGACGCGCGTAAGTGCTACGGCAAGCTCATAGAGGCCTGGAAGCGAGAGATTCGCAAGCGCCGCGCCGCGAACGCGCCGAAGGTCGAGACCGCCTAGACCGAGCGCACGACGACCGCCGAC